CCGTCCCTCCTCACCTGATCGGCGAAACGGAAAAACAGAACCGTTCGAACACCGAGCAAATCGCGCTTGAATTCCTCACCTTCACCATGGGGAACTGGATCGAGGAATGGGAGCAAGAGACGCGCCGGAAACTCTTTCCGTCCCTCGGCCGGTCGGCGGGCCGCTTCTTTCCGAAATTCGACACGCGCCGCCTCACCATGCCGGATGCCGAGACGCGCCGGAAGTTTTATTCCTCCGGAAAACAGTGGGGCTATCTCTCGACGAACGATATCCGCGAGCTCGACGACATGAATCCCGTCGATGACGACTCCGCCGAGGCTTACTGGATGCCCGTCAATATGATTGAAATGGGCGCCGCGCCTCCGCCCGCGCCGGCCACGCCGCCCGCCGCGACGCCCTCCGAGAAATTCGCGCTTCGCCTCGCCGATCGTTATCGCCGCCTCTTTCGCGACGCCGTCGGACGCGCCGTCGCGCATACGAACGGCAACCGGACCGCCGACAGTTTCCGCCGCATTTTCGCGCCGCTCCTCGAGTCGCTCGCCGAGGACCTCCGCCGCGCCGCCGGCCAGGACGTCGGCCCCGCGACGCCGCCCGCCGCCTTCCTCGCCGGATATCTCGAGGTACTCGTCTCGCGCGCCGTCGCCTGGGCGCCCGATGAAATCGACGAGACCGCCGACCGCGAACTCGAGCGCGCGATCCGCGCCCTCTGTATTGATATCTATCGCGCCGCCGCGACCGCGCGCGCCAAAGGACTCCTCGAGGAGGTCACCGAATGAAACGCGAATTTAGAATCGTCCCTCATGCCGAAGTGCGCGCCAAGAAAGGCAAGACGCCAGGAATCGAAGGTTACGCCGCCGTCTTTAATCAGGTCTCCGAGGACCTCGGATTCTTTCGCGAGACGATTATGTCGGGGGCCTTCACTGACTGCCTCGCCGCGAAGCCGGACGTCCGCGCCCTCTTCAATCACAACGCGGACCTCGTCCTCGGACGGACCAAAGCACGGACGCTCTCACTCGAGGAGGATTCGAAAGGCTTGCACTTCGACTGCACGCCGCCCGACACGCAAGCCGCCCGCGACCTGCTCACCTCAATCGAACGCGGCGACGTCGACCAATGCTCATTCGGTTTCTACGTCCGAAAGCAGAAATGGTCCGAAGAGACCGGCGAGGACGGCGAGACGCAACTCGTCCGGGAACTTCACGCCATCGACCTCTTCGACGTCTCCGTCGTGACCTTTCCCGCCTATCCTCAGACCTCCGTTGACCTCCGCTCGCTCTGGCCGGACGGGGCGCCCGCCGACGTCCGCATTATTCCCGCCGCCCTCCGCGCGGACGATGCGGCCGAGGAGGCCGACGACTGCGAATGCGAATGTCCCGAATGCGACGACGGAGACTGTGCGAACTGTTCCGACGATGATTGCGACGATCCGAACTGTAAGCATAAGACTCCGCGCTCTCTCGCTCTCCCGCTGCGCGGGATACGCGGCGCCGTCTCGTTCAAGAAAACGCCCGCCTCCGATTCCGATTCCTGGGACGGAGACGCCGCGCGCGACCGCCTCGCGAAGTGGGCCTCGTCCGACGGGTCTGGAGACAAGGACAAGATGAATTGGTCGAAATACTCCGAGGGGTTCGGCTACGTCGACCCCGACGAGCGCGAGAACTTCGGGGGCTACAAGCTCCCGCACCATGACGTGAAAGATGGCCGACTCGTGTCGGTGTGGGGCGGCGTGCGTGCGGCAATGACGGCGCTCCTGGGCGGACGCGGGGGCACCTCCATCCCTTCCGGAGACCGCCGCGCCGTCTATAACCACCTCGTCAAGGAATACAAGGTTCACGATAAAGAGGCGCCCGACTTTCACTCGCTCGCGTCCGATGACGTCGAACTCCGCGATCGTCTCCGCCTCCGCGCGCGCCTCGCCGCTCTCTAATGCTCGAGACGATTCAAGGTCTCTGGATTGGTCCTCGCCTCTCGACGATGGAGCAACTCTCGATTCGCTCTTTCCTCGCCCACGGTCACGCTTACGACCTTTATGTCTACCGTCCGACCTCCGGCGTGCCCGCCGGAGCGACCGTCCGCGACGCCTCGGAGATTCTCCCTCCGGAATCGCTCTTTATTTCCTGGGAAAGTTACGCCGCATTCTCCGACGTCTTTCGCTGGCGCCTCCTCTTCGAACGCGGCGGCTGGTGGGTGGACCTCGACGTCGTCGCGCTCCGCCCGTTCGAATTCTCCGAGGAGCGCGTCTTCGCGACCCAATCCGAGGGCCAGGGGTCGAAACCGACGAGCGGCGTCGCCCGCGCGCCCGCCGGCGATCTAATGCTTGCCTGGATGTGCGGACGCTGCGACGCGAAAGATAAATCTCGCCTCGCATGGTCCGAACTCGGTCCGGACCTCGTCGCGCAAGCGATCGACAATTTCGATTCCCGCGTCTACCTCGCGCCGCCGGAGGTCTTCTGCCCGCTCGCCTGGGAGAACTTTCAACTCGCCGTGACGTCCGCGCCGCCCGCGATTCCGCCGGACGCTTACGCCGTTCACCTCTGGGCCTCCATGTGGAAGCGCGCCGGCATGGACAAGGACCGGAGCTATCCCGTCCGCTCGCTATACGAATCTTTGAAAGCCCGCTATCCGTGTCCGCCTCTTTCAGCGTGATTATTCCGACGCTCGGTCGCTCGACGCTTCGGGCGATGCTCGCCTCAATTGCCGGCCAGGACCTCGGCGCCTCCGACGAGGTCCTCGTCATCGGTGACGGGCCGCAACCCGCCGCCGAACTCCTGGCTCGCGACCTCGGACCGCCTTTCCGTTATCTCGAGGGACCGCTCGAGCACGCCTTCGGCGATCCGCAACGCGAATATGGGATGGCCCGCGCGCGGGGTGATTATCTCCTCTTCGCCGATGACGACAACGCCTATTTGCCTGGGGCCTTCGCCGCGATCCGCGCCGCCGCCCTCGTCTTCGCCGATCGTCCGCTCATCTTTCGTGTTCGGTTTCTCTCGGGCGAAATCGCCCCGAGCGCCCCGCGCCTCAACTGCGGCGACTTCGACACCGCCTGCGGGATCTGGCCGAATCGCTCCGACCGCCTTTCTGCCTGGGGTCATTGCTACACCGGCGATTACGTCTTTGCTCGCCAGACGCTCGACCTTTATCCGGACCGCGACCGCTCCGCCGTCTGGCGCTCCGAAATTATCGCGGTGCATCGCCCACACCTCGCGCCGACGGATTCAATGGGGGCCAATGCTTGAGACCGCGACCTCTCGACCGCTCGCCTCGCCCGTCGCACATCGCAGGCTGGAGGCGCTCCTCGGAATTTCGATTTACAAGTCAACTTGGTATCGCTGGCTCGAGCGCGGCGCGATCCCGCACCTCCGTATCGGCGCGGACGCCGCCGGCAAGCGCCGGATATATGTGCAACGTGAAGACCTCGACCGCTTCGCGGAACGCTGCGAGGAGGCGGGTTTTACTCGAGATTGAAATAAGTTTGCCCTGGCGCGCGCGCCGGATGCGGCGGGCGTGATGGCTCAAGCGCGCGCCAGGGAACGCCGACGCCTCGACGGGGCACGTCGAGACGGTCGCGAATTTAATTAGGAGAAATCGAAATGTCGACAAGAAGCCGAGAACTGCGCGAGAAACGCGCCGCGCTCGCGAAGCAGATGAGCGACCTAATTCCCGCGACCGGAGGCATCAGCGCGCAGGTGCAAGAGCAGTTCAACCGACTCGATACCGAGCAAGAGGGACTCCGCCGCGAGGTGGAGACGATCGAACGCGCCGAAACGCTCGATGCCGAACTCCGCCAGACGACCCGCCCGCCGCAACCCGTCACCGGCGCCACGGACCGCCAGGCCGACGCCGCCGACGCCGAACGCTATAACCGCGCCTTTCGAAACTACCTCCGACACGGGCTCTTTCCCGACCAGTACGGCTCGCGCGGTATCTCCGAGGAAGACCGCTCCGTCCTCTTCGAACACCGCGACATGGGCACCGGCGGGGGTGGCGCCGGCATCCCTGGAACGACCGGCGGCGGCTACTTCGTGCCGGTGGGCTTCATTCAGCAGATCGAGGAGGCGCTCAAATACTACGGGGATATGCTCCGCGTCGCGACAATCATGGACACCGCGACCGGACAGCCTCTCCCTCACCCGACGGATAACGACACGACAGTGATGGGCGAAATCATCGGAGAAAATCAATCCGTCACCTCCGCCGACGTCACGATCGGTCAAATCATGCTCGGGGCTTTCAAATTCTCGTCCAAGATGGTCAAGGTCTCGATTGAAATGCTCCAGGACTCCGCTTTCGCGATCGAGCCCTGGCTCGCCGATAAATTCGGCCTGCGGATTGGACGCATCCTGAACAACAAAACGACCGTCGGCGCCGGCACGACCGAACCGACCGGAATTCTCACCGCCGCGACCGCCTCGGGGCAGGTTGTCATCGGAGACGACAACGCGACGACGCCCGACCCGACGCAGCAGGTCGGCTACCTCGACCTGCTCAACCTCGAGCACTCCGTCGATATCCTCTATCGACGCGGCTCGAAATACATGATGCACGACACATCGCTCCGCTTCGTCAAGGGCCTCAAGGATAAGTACGGTCGCCCGCTCTGGCTCCCTGGCATCGCGACCAATTCGCCCGATACGATCCTAGGCTACCAATTCAGCATCAATAACGACATGGCCGTCCTCGCGCCCTCCGCGAAGACCGTCGCTTTCGGACGCCTTGACAAGTACCTTATCCGCCGCGTCAAGGAGTTCGCGATCCTCCGCCTCGTCGAACGCTACGCCGAATATGGGCAGGTCGCCTTTATCGGCTTCGCCCGTTACGACGGAAACCTCCTGGACGCCGGTACGCATCCGGTTAAGTACCTCGTTCAACACTCCTGAGCGAGCCTGGGGCGAGGGGTTTTCGTCTCCTGGACCTCTCGCCCTCGGAATTTTGAGAATGCGAATCCTCCTCGCCATCACAAGCTGTCACCCGCGCGCGCCTATCCGCCAGACGATCCGCGAGACCTGGCTCCGAGACCTCGACCCCGCGCGCGCCGATTATCGGTTCTTCATCGGACGCCCGCGTCCCTCCTCGGGACCCTCCGACGAGGTCTATCTCGAATGTGAGGACACTTACGCCGCGCTCACCTCGAAGACTCACGCGCTCGCGCGCTGGGCGCTCGCTGCTGGTTACGATTGGCTATTCAAATGTGACGACGACACCTATGTCCGACCGGACCGCCTTCTATCGTCCGGATTCGAACGCGACGACTACTCCGGATTTATCGGGGGACGCTGGGGCAACCTGCCAGGCTCCGGCGGTCGAGAAATCGTTTACGCCTACGCGCAAGGCGGCGCCGGCTACTGGCTCTCACGCCGCGCGCTCGCCCTCGTCGCTGACCATCTCCTCACCGGCGAATACTGCGAGGACTGCGCCGTCGGCAAGACGCTGGCGCTACATGGAATCGCGCCCATTCACGACGCGCGCTATTCGCCTCAAATCGGACCGCGCGAACTCGAGAACGCCTCCGCGCGCGCCGAATTTATCACCCTGCACAAGGTGCAACGCGCCTCGATGCAGAATCTTTACGCCGCCGACCTCCAGGGGGAACTATGGACGTCCGATTCGTCAAGACCGGAGAAATTCTCCGAAACGTGCCATCCGACGACGCTCGGCACATGATTGAAAAAGGCTACGCGGTCGAGGTCCCGCGCGCCGCCGCCGCGACCGCGCCCGAGACCGCCGCGCTCGAACCGTCGGACGAGCGGGGCGGAATCCCGCGCCGCAAGCAGGGCCGAGGCCCTTCCTAAGTGGCCGCGCTACAAGTCGAACTTCCGCCCGCCGCCGAACCCGTCACGCTCGATGTCGCGAAATCGCACCTCCGCGTTAGCATCGGCGACGATGACGGTCTAATCGCGGCTTATATCACCGCCGCCCGCGAATCCGTCGAGGCATTTCTCGCGCGCTCACTCGTTAATAAGGGATATCGCCAATCGCTCGATTCCTTCCCTTACTTCACGGACACGATGCTCTCGCAAATGGCCTACCCGCCCAGTTACTACGCGCTGCCTCGATACGCGACGACGCTCTGGAACTATTCTCAAATGGTGAAGCTCTTTTATTCGCCGCTCGTCAAGGTCTCGCGCCTTTCCTACCTCTCGAGCTCGGACCTCCTCTGGCACGACCTCTATCCCGCGCTCGAGACGTGGCAGCCGTCGACCCTCTATCGGATTGGCTCGCAGATTCAAGACTCGGGCGGAAACCTCCAGGAAGTGACCGCCGGCGCGACGCCTCCGCCCGTCTCCGGACTCGTCGCGCCGGTTTGGTCCGCCGGCCAGGGGGCGACGACCTCGGACGGTTCGCTTACCTGGACGAACCTCGGTCCCGCGCCCGTCGGTAATTTCATTGTCGACCGCGACTCCGAACCGCCGCGAATCTTTCCTCTCGCCGGCCAACACTGGCCCTCCGTGATGTACGTCCCGAACGCCGTCCGGATTCACTACGTCTCGGGCTACGGCCTGGACGACGCGAGCGTGCCTGGGCTCGCCAAGGTCGGGATCCTTCACACCGTCGCGAATTGGTACGAGAACCGCGAGGCCGTCTCGCCCGTCCAACTCCGACCCGTACCAGGAAACGTGCAAGACCTCCTCTGGGGACTTCGCGTCCTCGACTTCGCGCCAACTCGCGGTTAGGAGCCTCCTATGCCTCGGACTGTCTTGACAGCCCAGACGCCCGCCGGCCCGTATCCCGGCATCGTCGGCGCCGGCGCGCTCGCGCTCACCTTCGCGCCCGCCGACGTCGCGAACGGAAACGCCTTCCCGCTCTCGGGTCACGAACTTCTCGTCGCCTGGAACTCCGGCGCCTCCGCCTATACCGTGACCCTCACTTCGACGCCCGACTCGCGCGGACGGACCTCCGATATCACCGCCTATTCAATCGCCGCCGGAGGGTTCGCCGTCTTCTCCTACGTCGCGGGCACCGAGGGCTGGATACAATCCGACGGTAACGCCTACGTCTCCGCGTCCAACGCCGCGATCCAGTTCGCCGTGATTCGCGCTCCGCGCTGATGTACCTCGAGGCAGGAAAACTCCGACACGTGGTCACGATTTACGACCCCGCGCCCGTCCAGGACAGCCAAGGCGGGACGTCCTTCGGGAATCTCGCGCCCTTCGCCGTCACCCGCGCCCGAATTGAATCGCTCCTCGGACGCGAGCTTTACGAGGCACAGCAACTCGTCGCCCAAGTGACCCACAAAATCACGATTCGCTGGCAACGTGGCATCCGCGCGAAGCAGTTCGTCGGCTTCCGCTCTCCGGACCTCGACCGCGTCTTTCAGATTCAGCACGTTCGCAATCCGGACGATATACCGCATCTGCTGATTTTGCTCTGCGTCGAGCGCGACGACTCCGCGCGCGCCTTCTGCCCGTAACTATGCCGCCCGTTATCACTGTCAAGGTCGAGGGCCTTGACGCGATCCAAGACGCGCTCGAGAGAATGCCGCGCAAGATTTCGCTCGCGATCCTCCGTCGCTCGACCCGCGCCGGCGCCCGCGAATTCCTCGACGAGATGCGCGCCCGCGTCGCGCGCTCGACTGACTGGCTGCACGACCATATAACCATGCGGACGCGCGTCCGCTCCGCCGAACTTTCCGCTCACGCGATCGTCGGTATCTTGCGGCAGAACTATCCACCGCGCGGCGCGGGGAAGCGCCGGTCGACGATCCGAACCGATTCCGTCGCGCGCTACCTCGAATTCGGGACTCGCAAAATGCCCGCGCAACCCTTTATGGCGCCGAGCTTCGAAGCCAAGAAAGCACAGGCGCTCGCCGTCTTCGTCGATACCGCCGGCCAAGCCTTCCGCGAGGAGGCGCCGTGATTCGCGAGGGCCTACATCAATTTCTCTCGACCTCGCCGACCGTGACCGCGATCGTCGGGACGCCCGCCACGCGACAGGACCGTCTGACCGGCATCTTTCCGGTCCTTATGCCGGAGGCTACGCCGCTGCCCGCCGTGGTCTTTCACGTTATCGCCGGCGAAGAGATTCTGGCGCTGGACGGGGCGAGTGGGCTGCGCCGCTACCGGATTCAGTTCAACTCCTGGGCCTGTTGCGCCGAGCCCGCCGCCCAACTCGCCGAGAGCCTCTGGAAACTATTCTCCGGAATGCATTCGACCCTTCCGGACGGGACCGAAATCGACGACGCGATCTGCGGACCGATGCAAGACGGTTTCGATGTCGGCGCACTCATATACCGCTCTTTCTTCGACACAGAATTCTGGTTTCGCGAGCCCTGACGGGCGACCTTTCAATAGGAGGCTAGGATGCCAAGCCAAGCATTTGCAGGACGAAGCTCACAACTCCAGAGGGGCGACGGCGCGACCCCGACCGAAGTATTTTCAACCATCGCCGAGGTTCGCAAAATCACCCGCAGCGGGTCGAAAGCGGACCTCGCCGATGTTACCAACATGGATTCTGGGAATTATCGCGAATTCCTTCCGACCTTGCTCGACGCCGGAGAAATCGCGCTCGAAGGCAATTACATTCCGAGTGATATTACCCAAGGCTTGCTGCAAGCCGACTTCGACGGACAGGCCAAACACAACTGGAAAATCGTGCTGCCCGCCGCGCGCGGTCATTGGTCCTTCGCCGCCTATGTCGTCGGCGTCGATACGCCGGACCTCCAGGTCGACAAAGAAGCGACGTTCAGCTCGCGGTTAAAAATCACCGGTGCCGCGACCTTCGCCGCATCATAGAAAGGAGCTTCACCGTGACCGATAAGCCACTCCGCGCCCGCCTCGCTCCGTTCGTTCCGCTCCGACTCACGCTCGCCGAGCCTGGGGGGGCCGGGCTCGACCTCGAGCTCCGCCTCGCTTTCAATTTCAACGTGCTCGCCGCCGTCGAGGAGGCGAGCGGACTCGGGGTCCTCAGCGGGCAGATTTGGCAGCAACTCTCCGCGCGGACGATGAGCATCCTATTCTGGGCTTCGCTCCTACCACATCAGCCCGAATACGAAGGACCGCAAGGGCTCGCGATCGTCCGCTCCTACATGGACGCCGGAAACGCCGCCCAAATCACCCGCGCCGTGACCGATGCCTTTATCCTCTCGCTGCCCGCCGAGCAGCAGGTCGAGATGCGCGAGCGGCTCTCCGGAAACCCTACGCCGCCGCCGGACGTCCGGACGGAGGCGCCGGCTGGCTCGAGCTCTGGGCCGTCGCCCGATTTGACCTCGGTCTCTCGCTCGCCGAATTCGGGACCCTGACCGTCGCCGAGTTCGACGCGCTCCTCGCGCGCTTTCTCGACCGCGAACAGCGCGCCATGCTCCGCGCCGGCACGGTCGCCGCCGCCATCTACAATGCAAACCCTTTCCGCTCCTCCGACTCGAGACCGATCTCCCCGACCGAATTCGTCCCCTCACTCCGCCGCCAGGAGGCGCCGCAATCGCTCGACGAACAAATCCGCGTCCTCTCGGAAGTCTTCGGATGCGGACCTGCGCCGGACTCTAACTAATGCCTAACGTCCTCGGCTCGCTCTTTATCGACCTCAAGGCGAACACCGCCGATTTTGTCTCCGGCATGTCCGCCGCCGCCTACGCCGCGAAGAAAGCGGGCCGCGATATCGAAACGAGCCTCGGACGCCTGGGGTCCGCGGCCTCCGCCGCGCTCGCGCCCTTCGGAGAATTCGGTCGCGAAATCGGAGGAATGCTCGGAGAGGTCGGCGAGGCTGCGGGTCGCGCTATGACGTCCTTCGGCAAGATGGGCGGGGCCCTCGGGGCGACCGCCGCCCTCGGCGCCGGGGCCGCGACTGCGTTCTCCGCCGTCGCCGTAAGCGCGCTTGGGCTCGCCATGCACTCCGCCGAGGCCGCCTCGAAACTTTACGCGCTCTCGGAATCGACCGGTGTCTCCATCGAATCGCTCTCCGCCCTCCGCTACGTGGCGCGCGCCACGGACACGGATGTCGATACGATGACTCGCGGCCTCGAGAAAATGTCGAAGTCCGCTTTCACCGCCGCGACCGCGCAGGCCGGAACCGTGAACGCTTTCACCCGCCTGGGCGTCTCCGTCCGCGACGCGAACGGGGCAATCCGTCCGACCGTCGACATCTTTACCGACCTCGCCGCCCGCTTCGCCGCCATGCCCGACGGCGTCGCTAAGACCGCGCTCGCAATCCAGGTCTTCGGCAAATCCGGTGCCGATCTAATCCCCGTGCTGAATCAAGGTCGCGAGGGGGTCGCCGCGCTTATCAGGGAGGCAAAAGAACTGGGCGTCGTCCTGGACGACGAGACGGGGCGCGCCGCCAAAAACGTGCACCAGCAACTAATCGGGCTTGAGGCGGCAGGCGAAGGCCTTTCGCTCACCTTGATGCGCGACCTCCTGCCGGCACTTGCTGCGGTAACGAAGGGGTTCTTAGCCGCCGCGAAGGATTCCGACTCGCAATTCAAGACGATGGTGGATGGCATTGCAAGCGAGACGAAAGCAGTTATCGGGGCGCTTCAAACCTGGTGGACCTACGTCATGCAGGTTGGACTCGCGTATCGGCTTATATTCTCCGAAGTCCTGGTCGGCTTTGAGGCGTTTATTAATGTTCAAGACCGGCTGGCGGATTTCGACTTCAGAGGTGTGCTCGCGGAAGCGAGAGAAGGCCTGCGCAACATCAAGGCGGACTTTGACATTTTCTTCGCGGATTCAAAGAAAGCCTGGGCCGATAACGCGGCATTTATCGGGTCCCTCTATGCCAAGGCGCCCACAGCGCCGGAGGAGCGAAGAGCAACCACTCCTGCAGGGGTAACCGCTCCGAAGGCCGCCAAGGAACCGCGCGAAACCTCCTCCGCGATCGACCAGGCGAATAAACTAATCGCCGCGCTCCGCGCCGAGACCGCCGCCGAACTCGCGCTCGCCGCCGCGACCAATCAAACGACCGCCGCCGAACGCCTCCAGGAGGCCGCCGGCGCCGCCTCGGAGGTTATCTCCCGCCTCCAGGCGACCGCCTCGAACCTGCAAGCCGACGCCGCGCGCGCGACCGGGGAGCAGCATCGAAAACTCCTCACCGAATACAATGCTCTAATTGACCTTATCCGTCGCGAGACTGCGGAGATTCAAGCGAACACCGCGACCAAGCTCGTGGCGAAAGACGCCGTCACGCTCACGACCGGAGAGCTCCAGAAGCAGACGACCGCGCACGATAACGAACTCGCCTCGCTCGCGCGTCTCTCCGCCGCCTACCAGACCAGCGCCTCCGCCGTCGCCGACGCCGAAATCTCGAAACAACTCGAGACGGAGACGGACCGCGTCCGGACCTTGGGCGAAGAGATAGAACTCCTCTCGCACGTCCAGGGTGTCAGCGCCGAAGCCCTCGCGACCCTCCGGACCGCTCTCGACGAAGCGAACGCCGCGCTCTCGCGTCACCGCGACCAACTCGAGCAAATCCGCTCGCTCAATTACGACGTCGAAATCAATAAAGCCGCCGAGGCGCTCTCCGGCGAACTCCCGCGCCTCCAGGCGCTCACCGCCGCCCAACTTCAAAGCCGCGAGGCGATCGCCGAGGCCGAATCCGCGCTCGAAGC